CGTTCAACCCGGTGAAAATGCTTGGCAGTTGTCCGGCAAATCATTTGAGACGAGTGCCCGTGGTGCTTGGATGCGACATATTCAAGGACCATTCACAAAAGAACGATTGATAGACCTTCCCATTCTTATTCAAAGGTGGCACGATAAAGGATATCGGTTGAAAAAAGCAACCTTGACTATTGAGGACTGATATTATGAATAGTGTGAAAAATCGAGTCTATGATCACGTCAGGGGACAAGTCTACGATCAATTCAGGGATCAAGTCAGTGATCAAGTCGGGGATCAAGTCCGGGATCAAGTTTGGAATGAAGTCTGGCCTCAAGTCTGCGTTCAAGTAGATGATCAACTCTGGGATGAAATGAAATGAATAGTGTGAAAAAACAAGTCAGGCTTCAAGTCTGGGATCAAGTCTGGGGGAATCAATCCAAGAATAAAATCAACAATCAAGTCTATGATCAAATCTTTCTTCAAGTCTGGGATCAAGTCAGGCGTCAAGTTATGGATCAAGTCAAGGATCAACTCTGGGATGAAACTAAATGAATAGTGTGAAACATAAAGTCAGGGATCAACTCTGGGATCAAGTCTGGGGTCAAGTCAAAGATCAAACAAGCAATCAAGTCTATAATCAAGTCTGGGATCAAGCCCTTGATCAAGTCAGGCATCAAGTCTGGGATCAAGTCCGGGCTCAAGTCAGGGATGAAACAAAATGACACACAAGTTCTATTATATGTCTGACCTACACATTGAGTTTGCTTCACCAAAGTTTATGGCAATCTCTGGTGATAATCTCATTTTGGCTGGCGACATCACTTTGCTGAGGTGCCTAAATCCAAGGATGACTGATGCTAGGAACAGAAAACTACGGGATCGCACCCTAACATTTTTCAATATCGTCCGTGAAAACTTCAAGCGAGTGTTCTATGTGACTGGCAACCACGAGTCATATGGGTTTGACATCAACCTTGAAGCAGAGTATATTGAGAAGTATCTGCCGGGTGTAATCCACCTGAATGATTCGTCATATCATTTGGATGATAGTACAGTTGTGCTTGGTGGCACCCTATGGACCGATATGAATAAAGACGATCCATTGGCACATCGGGCTGTTGGTGCTGGTATGAATGATTTTCATTATATTGAAATGGGTAAGGATAGGTTTTTTACAAAGCACGCCTATGAAAAGCACATAAAGACTATGGTGTTTCTAACAGCAGAACTGGAAGCAAACAAGCACAAGAACTGTGTGGTGGTAACACATCATTCACCCACATACAGAGGAGTCAATCCTTATCACGGTGGTAATCACCTTGATGCTGGTTATGCGAGTGCCCTTGATGAGTTCATTATGGATAGACCACAGGTAAAGTATTGGGTGTTTGGTCATACTCACATCCAGTCAAAGTTTGAGATTGGTGAAACCACACTTGTGTCTAATGCTCGGGGTTATGAAGGATATGAAAGCACAGCAACAACCTTCAACCCTGATACTTATTTTGAGGTATGATAAAATGAATAGTGTGAGCAAACAACTCAGTGGTCAAGTCAGGTCTCAAACCAATCATCAAGTCTGGGACCAAACTCCCCGTCTAATTGGGAACCTCATTCACTCTCAACTTCTGGTTCAAGTCAGAAATCAAGTCGGGGATCAAGTCCGGGATCAAGTCGGCGGTCAAGTTTGGGATGAAACCAAATGAATAGTGTGAAAAATCAAGTCAGTGGTCAAGTCTGGTCTCAAGGATGGACTCAAGTTAGGGATCGAGTCTCGGATCAAGTCAGGGATCAAATCAGGAGTCAAATCTGGGGTCAAGTCAGGTCTCAAGTTATGGATCAAGTCTGGTTTCAAGTCAGGTCTCAACTCTGGGATCAAGTCTGGGATCAAGTCTGGGATCAAGTCAGGGATGAAACCAATGAATAGTGTGAAAAATCAAGTCAGGTATCAAGTCATCGATCAAGTCACGGGTCAAGTTTGGACGAAAGTCAGGGATCAAGTTGAAGATCAAATCAAGATTCAAATCGGTGTTCAAGTCAGGCTTCAAGTCTGGGATCAAGTCAGGGGTCGAGTCTGGGATCAAGTCTGGGATCAAGTCAGGGATGAAACAAATGATTAATCCAAAAGAAGAAGCGATGAACTTTTCAGTTCATATTGAAAAGGTTGCCAAGGAAAAGCATATTTCCTATATGGATGCCGTCATTCTACATTGTGAGGAAACAGGCTTTGAGATTGAGGTTGCTGCCAAGCTAATCTCATCATCCCTGAAATCCAAGATCAAGATGGAAGCCGAAGAACTACATTTTCTACCAAAGAGTGAGACAATCAAGTTGCCGCTATGAGACTATCAGCCTTTGATACATTCAGAATGTTTCTGGCAATCCGAAACCATTTCACACAGAAATCATACGACTATTTTAAGTATAAGGGTAAAACAAATGTAAGCCTTGAAGCTTTCTCTAAAAGAAAAGACCGATACTATTTTCAGAAGCTATGCCGCAAGTATGAGGATTCCGAAATGGAAGACTTTCTTGTGGCAAACTTCATTCATGGTAAGTCGTGGGTAGGTGAGTTTCTGGAGGAAGAAGCAAACGACATTTATCTTGCTTACCTGAAGCGTAAGCAGGGCTTCACTTACCATTTTAGAAATGAAGTCTCATCTCTGTTCTCGGTAGTTGATTCTGCTCCAAAGGTATTTGAAATAAAGTCAGGTCAGTATCCGGTCATACTCAACCGGCTACTCTCCAACGAATTGTGTATGGAAACATTCACGATCCTCAATCAATTCATCAAATTTTCAGACAAGTTTGATGCCGCACTTGGTAAGGATGATGTGATGTGGTCCAAGATCAGACAGCTATCAACAAAGCTGGAACCATTCCTTGACTATGATAAGAACACAGCCAAGAATATTTTGAAGGAAGCCATCAAATAGATGTTGACGGCACTGCCGAAGTTTGCTATATACACTATATTGTAATGCGTTACTGTGATTCACTACACACTACGACACTATACATCGACAAACATACAACGGAGATACGATATGGATTTTGCTACACTTAAAAAGTCTGCTGGCTCTATTGACCGCATCACTGCTGAACTCAAGAAGCAGAATGAAACAGGTAATGAACGAACAGAAGACACAACCTTCTGGAAGTTGGAACGAGACAAGGCCGGAAACGGATCGGCTGTCATACGATTCCTACCTGCGGCTGCGGCTGACGGAGATGCTGGACTTCCGTGGGTCCGAGTTTGGGACCACGGTTTTAAGGGACCTACTGGCAAGTGGTATATTGAAAAGTCAATAACCACACTTGGTCAGAAGGACCCGGTATCAGAGTATAACTCTATGCTCTGGAATGCGTCTCAGGACGACAATTCACCCCAGCGTAAACAGGCCCGTGATCAGAAGCGTCGCCTGTCCTATATCTCAAACATTCTGGTTATCTCAGACCCGAAGAACCCTGCCAACAATGGTAAGGTCTTCAAGTTCAAGTTCGGTAAGAAAATCTTTGATAAGATTCATAACTGCATTGAACCACCATTTGATGATATGGGTGTTGCCAAGGATGCACCCGGTTACAATCCTACCAATGCCTTCATTCCGTTTGATCTTTGGAAGGGAGCAAACTTCCGTCTTCGCTGCCGTATGGTTGCTGGCTATCCAAACTATGATGAATCCACCTTTGATACTCCTGCTCCTATCAGCAGTGATGACTCAAAGCTGGAAGAAATCTGGAAGTCGGAGCATTCTATTCTGGCAGAGATTGCACCAGACAAGTTCAAGTCCTATGCTGAATTAAAGAAGCGTCTGGACGATGTGCTTGAACTATCCAATGCTGCACCCAAGGCAGTTGATGCCTATGCAAATGCTGTTGCAGCAAAGAAGGCACAGACACTTGCTGAAACTATTGATGATGAGATTCCAAACTTTGATGATGAGGATGATGATCTCAAACAGTTTAAGGCACTGGCTGGTGCCTAAGGAAAAGGGGGCTTCGGCCCCCTTTTTTATTATGCCAGATTAAACCCTGTCCCATTTCTATATGGGTCAGCCTTTGTTTGTGTTAGATGCCTCATTTCGGATGGTGATGGTGATCTTAAGTTAGTCACATCATATGCTATCCTGTCACGCCCACGAGGAACAGACTGTTGAACCATTCTGTTATCAGAGGCTGGCTCTTTTTTAGACTGCTGCATCTTGTCATATTCCTGAATTGCAGTATCTATCATCTGTTGTGGATCACTTGCCATTTTGGCAGGTTCAATATTCAGTTGTCCGTTTTCGACTGAATAAAGTTCTCTATCATTAGATACGGCAGCAAGTTTTCCATTCTTGTATATCTGAACATTTTCTCCGGGTGTAATACCCATTGAGCCACCCTGTGATTTTTCTGGGACCTTTTCAGCCGTAGAAGCAGGTTCTGCTGATTTTGCTTCTGGTGTGGCTGTTGGTGTCTGTTCCGTTGTAGGAGCAGGTTTGGGTGCCTCTGGTGCCGGTGTGGCCTGTGCTGCTGCCTTTTCTCTTAGTGCCTTCAATGATTCCTGTTGTTTATCTGGCGGTAGAGTAGAAAAATTCTTTAGTTCAGGAGACTTGTCAAGAACACCTGCTCTGACAGCCGATGGTGATGCCAGAAAGGATGACGCCAAGGGATTTTCTCTTATAC